TATATTATTCTTTTCAAAAGTTAGCGGACATTTTGGAGTATTTAAAAACGAAAAGAAGTATAAAAATGAACACTTTATAGGAACTCCAGATATAGTTACTGATGACTGTATTATAGATATTAAAACTAGCTGGGATGCTACTACATTTCCTTTCTTTGAGAGTGAGTTACCTACTAAGGACTATATGTATCAAGTTCTCGCTTATATGGACTTGACTAGACTTAAAAAAGGCTATGTAGCTTACTGTTTAGTTAATCATACAGAAGATGCTATTCAAGACGAAATAAGGAGGGAAACATGGAAATTAAAACTTATTGATCCAACAGACGAGCAAGCACTAGAAATAGAGCAAAAAGTTAGGGACAAAATGCAATACGATAGAATACCTGAGAATTTAAGGGTTAAAATATTTGAAGTAGAATATAACGAAGACACTATTAACGAAATGAAACAAAGAGTTGAAGAGTGCCGAGAGTATTACAATATGCTACAAGAAAGTTTAAATAAAGTAACAATATAAAATAGATAAAATGGAAGAAAAAACATTTACAGACGGACTAATAGTAAAAAGAGCAGAAAACGCACCTGACTTTGTACTTTGTAACATAAGAATAAAAGTTGAGGACTTTACTAAATGGATGAAAGACCACCAAGACAAAGGATGGGTTAATATAAGTTTATTAATGAGCAAAGGGGGAAAACCTTATGGAGTTAAAGATACTTTTAAGCCAAAAGAGGAAAACTCTACTGAAAAACAAACATTAGAGGAAAGCATTGGTGACGATTTACCATTTTAAAGAATGAATTATGAATGTTAAAGATTTAGTATATTTACGAGATAATGTCCAAGAGTTAGTTAATGCCTATCTTGAAAAGACTGGTAAAACTCAAAGTAAATTAGCAGTTGAGGCTGGTATTCATCCAGCTCAATTGTTATTATTTATGAGAAGTGAAAGAGGTTTAACTGATAGCAGTTTAATGAAACTTGGACGAGTAATTAACGAAACTAAATAAAAGTGGAAAAATTAATAAAAACTTTTAGAGCAACAATAGGAGTAATACTATTTCTTTTAATGCTTACAACTTTTATAATAGATAGAATAATACTTGTTTTCTTACCTCATGTAGAAAGTAAACCTATACAAGATATTTACATGAAAGTTGATAGAATGAGCCCTATATTTACAAGAGTAACGACAATAGTATTAATCATTCTTATTTACAAATTAATAACCTATTTAATATTTTAAACATGGAAAACATAATTAACAAAATAACAGCTTTTATATCTTCTAAGACATTTGATAGATTAATAGTATTATCTTTCTTTATAGGGTCTTTAATATATCACTATCAAGACAAATGTAGCACAGCTATCTTATTTGCTCTTTACGCTGTTTTATATTATTTAATATCTACTAAAAGAAAGTAAATTCTTTTTACACTTTTTACACTATAAAAAAAGAATGAAACAAAGTACAAAAGAAAACAAAGAAAAGTTAATTGAAGCCTTAAAACAAAGTTTAGGGGTTGTTACTACTGCTTGCGATAGTATTGGTATAACTAGACAAACTTATTACTATTGGTTAAAAACAGATGAGGAGTTTAGAAAAGAGGTTGAGGATTTAGAAAACGTAACTTTAGACTTTGCAGAAAGTCAACTATTTAAACAAATAAAAGAGGGTTCAACAGCAGCTACAATATTCTATCTTAAAACAAAAGGAAGAAAAAGAGGATACATTGAAAAGACAGAATTAGACGTAACAAACAAGAACCCAGACTTTAGCCAATTATCTACAGAAGAACTAGTCAAACTCTTAGCAGATGAAGACTACGCAAATACTGAGGAATAAAACAAAAGAGGAACTAGCTAGACGTAATTTTTGGTTCTTTTGCTTATACTATGATAAAGAGTTTTTTATAAGTAGAAAATTCTTAAAAGAAATAGCAGACGCTTTTCAAGAAGTAGAGGAGGGTAAAATAAAAAGTCTTTCAGTATCAATGCCACCTCGTGCTGGTAAATCTTATATTACCTCCTTATTCTGTGCTTGGACGTTAGGGAGAAACCCTAGTCATTCAGTAATGAGAAACACTTGTACTGCTACTCTTTATTTAAAGTTCTCCTACGATGTTAGACAAATATTAAAAACTGAGTTATTTCAAAACGTCTTTGATTGTAGATTAAGCGACGATAAGCAAAACTTAACTGGCTGGAATGTAACTGGCTCTAAAATGGTATCTTACTTTGGTGCTGGAGTAGGAGGAACGATAATAGGTTTCGGTGCTAGTAAATTAGGAATAACAGATGACCTCTACACTGGTTTAGAGGCTGCTTTAAGTGATACTAAAAACGATAATATATTTAAGTGGAAAGAAGCAACCCATGACAGTAGATTTGAAAGCGGTTGTGCTAGAATAGATATAGGTACTAGGTGGTCTGTTCACGATGTTATAGGTAAACAAATGGAGGAGGGGATATACGAAAAGAGTATTGTTGTCCCAGCTTTAACTGAGAATGATAAATCTTTTTGTGAGGCAGTAATGACAACAGAAGAATATCTTTATAAAAGAAGTAAAACAAGTAAAGAGGTCTGGTTAGCTGAATATCAACAAACGCCAGTTGATATTGAGGGGCGTTTATTTGGTAAACTTAATACAATAACAAAAGAGGACTTTAATAAGTTGCTTCCAGATAGTTTAGGTACTTTAGGATATATTGACGTGGCTGACCAAGGAAAAGACTATACAGCGTTAGCAATAGGTCATTTAATAGGAAACAAAGTTTATATTTCAGACATTCTTTATAATACCCATAATACAGATATCACAATACCTCAAAGTGCAGAACTATTAAATAAAAACAAAGTCAAATATTGTAGAGTAGAAAGCAACTCAATGGGTGCAATGTTTTCAAGACATTTACAAAGAGAAACCTCAACTAAGATACTTCAAGTAAATAACCAACAAAACAAGATCACTAGGATAATAATGCAAAGCGTATTCATTCAAAATAACTTTTTCTTTGTTGAAAGTGATAATGTAGAATTTAACCAGTTCATTGAAAATGTGGAAAGATTTAGCAAAGAGGGAAAGAATAAAAACGACGATGCTCCTGACTGTTTAGCTGGGTTAAGTATGTTTATTCAAGGCATGTTTCCAAAGTATTTTTAATTTTTTTTAATTTTTTTTTAAAAAGTTTGGAAGTATATAAAATAAATTTATATATTTGTATTGTTAAACAATTAAAACAATAAGAACATGGAAACAATTAGATTACAAAACGAAGCTTTTTTTACTTTTAATAAACGCTTTGAAGCTTTAACAATAAGCGGAGAATTAACTGGGGATTTTATTTTATGTGGTGTATCAAGTGGAAATTTTCAAACTGTTATGTGTACAGATACAAATGAGATATTTTTAATAAAAAGAAAAGTGACATTAAGCCGACAAGATATTGACAGCGTTTTAGTTGAGTTAGATTTAATAAAAGATAATGTAACCAACGAAATACATGAATGTGAAGAACACAATAAAAAAGGAACACAAATTAGCGAAAGTTGGTTTGATAAACAGTGGGAGCGAGTACATAAAATACAAGAAATTAGAAAAGATATTAATAAATTAAGAAAAATTTAAAAAAAAGACTTGTTTAGTTAATTTTAATTATTAATTTTACATAAACAATTAAAACAAAACAACATGAAAAAGCAATTAGAATTAAAAAATGAAGAGTATTTCACTTACTGCAATAATGACAACAATTTTGTTTCAAGTGGAGAGATAACTGGGACTTTTACTTTATACGAGAAAGTGGAATGTGATAATTTTAAAGAGGTTTTTTGTATTGAAAGTCAAGAAACATTTTTAATTAAGAAATAACAAAAACAAGAAAACATGAAAACAATTAAACAATTTGATAGAGCAGTATTAATAAGTAACATAATCGGAGTAATATGTGGCGCACTATTTTTATACTTCCGATATTGTTAATAGCTTTACTTATTTACAGAAACATAAACGATTAAACATGACACGAATAAACGTAGGAATACCGCCAGCAGAATTAACTGGTAAACACTTAATAGCTGAGCACAGAGAAATAAAGCGCATACCTAACGCAATTGCTAAGGGCAAATATAAGTTAGACGGAATACCTGATAAATTTACTTTAGGCAAAGGACACGTTAAATTTTTCTATAATAAATTATTGTATTTACATTTTAGGTATCTTGATTTGTATGCAGAATGTATTAAACGCGGATTCAATGTCACTTGCTACAATGAATGCTTCTACAATATGCCAGATGAATTATACAATGATTATCAACCTACCAAAAGGGATGTAGAAATAATTAAACAACGTATTCAAGAAAGATTAAATGGAAAATAAATTATCTTTTAAAGTTAGGCTGTTGATAATATTTATCTCAGCAATATTGTTAGAGGCTAATAGTATAGCTGGGATGAGGTTCTTAATAGATAACAATTATTTAGGAATGTCAATAATGGTTTTTATAAGCCCTATTATTTGTTTACCTATGAACCACTTTACAATAGAGGTAAAAACACTTAAAGAAAGATTTTATATTGCTATGGCTTTCTCTACTGGCTTCACGCTAGGAGTAATATTAATTAGACCTTTCTTTGAATTAGAGGGAGGAGGTTTTTTTTAAAGTCCTAATAGCTCTCTTTGTTCTTCATCAGTTAATTGAACACCAGCTTGTTGAATTTTATTTAAAGCACTTGCTCTAGTATCTAGGGCTTTTGCTTTTTCATTCTCATCATCTTGTAAAACTGGTATATGACTGAAGTCAGCGTGTAAATAATAACCCTCTTGGGCCAGTCCTAACTGCTCCATAATAGAGTTATACATTTGTTGAGTTTCAGGAATGATTGTATCAGTATAAGCCATGCGAATACCGTCTTTGACGTTGCTAAAAGTAGCACCTTTCTCTTGGGAGAAAACATAAATATTAAGTCCGTAAACGTCAACTAAAGCAAGCTTATCAGCGTTTAACTCCTCAAATAACATTAAATCCCTAGTTGGATATGACATAGGTTGCCAATTAACGTCTGCTTCAGTTATAATTAGTTCATCTTTACTTCTACGATACCAGTCCTTTTGAATTTCTTGCTTTTCTTCTGGGGTCATTGGAATAGCACCTCCTAAATCATTTTTACGAGTTGATAAAATACCGATAGCACCAATATTTTCAAGCAATACGTTTCTTTTATGATAGCTGGCTCTTATATTACTTAGAGGATATTTAAGAGCTTCTAGCCTACTTGCTGGGTTAATAAGATTAATTCCGTCTGGAGTCATTAAATAAACTACTTCATTAACGTCAAGCGTTTCATATTCTCCGTCATCTTCATAAAATTTATACTCCTTAATCATATCTTTTTGGTCCAGTTGTTTTAAAGATACGCCAGTTGTTTCAACTACTATTCTATCACTAGGCAAAGGCTGAAACAAATTAACAATATTAAATGACCTTTTAGGAGCATAAGCAAAAGAGTTACTATAAAGAGCATCATTAACAGATAGCATAAAAATAACGTCTTGCCAATTCTGAGTGGCATTAGGTTTGTTGATTAAATCTAAAAACCAGTGATTTTCAACTTTTTCTTCTCCCTTATACAAGCAAGGCACATTACCAGCCATCATTGAAGCTCTTTTATTAACAACGGCCCTAAGTTCTGGAATTTCTAAGTAATGACGATAGGCTTCACTTGTATCTATCCAGATAGCTGTCTTTGTTCCGAAAATTCTATTTACTTGACTTGATAACTGGTTAATGTATCTTTGGGACATGGTACGTTCGTAACCAAAAAAAGACTCCCAAAAATTAAAAATATTGGTGTTCTCCATTTTTTTATTATAGATTATTTAACAAAAATAGTTATTTTTACAAAATAAATTATACTTTATGGGCAAATCATTTAATACCTACCAATTAAAAAGTCAGAATCTAAGTGTAAAAGATATAGACGAAAGTAGCAGAAAAGTATCTTTTTATCTTTCAGCGTTTGATGTTATGGATAGCGACAACGATATTATAAGAAAAGGAGCTTTTACTAAATCAATAAATGAAAGAGGACCACTTAGTGATTCAAATAGGAAGATAGCTTATTTAAGATATCATAACTGGGAGATGCCTATTGGAAAATATCTTGAATTGTCTGAGGATAAAAAAGGTTTGTATGCTGTGGCGGAATTAGGTAAATCAACTCTAGGAGAGGACGCTTTACACGATTACAAAGACGGAATAATAAGAGAGCATTCAATAGGCTTTCAATATGTAAAAGACAAAATAAGTTTTATTGAAGATAAAAACATGGAAGCTGGAGGTTATTTTGATATTGCCGAGGTTAAACTTTGGGAGGGTTCAGCTGTTACTTTTGGAGCTAATGAGCATACAAACGTGGTTGAAGTAGGTAAAAGTTTAACAAAAGACGAAATATTACTTAAATCACAAAACATAGCCACTGAAATAGATATACTAGGAAAGGCAATTAGTCAAGGTAAAGGTACTGATGAAAGATTGCACTCCTTAGAAATGAAATTAAAATTCTTAACCAGTCAACTTGTTTCACTTGTCAACGTGGAGCCGTTTAATAAACACTCCATAAAAGAAGACAAGCCGAAAGAACAATTTAACTGGAGTGAAGTCCTAAATAAGATAAATATTTAATTTAATTAACAAAAAAAAATGGAAAATTTAACACCAGAGCAAGTAGTTGAAAAACTAACTGCTAAAATTACAGAAGCTACAAAAGGGTTCGCTACCTCTGATGATGTGAACAACTTTAAAGCTGAACTTGAGGGGTTAAAGTCTAGCGTTGAAAATACTGAGAAATTAGACGAAGTAAAAAGCGCTATTGCTAACCTTGAAGGTCAAATCGAAGCAATGAAAGAAAAAAAGGTATCAACTAAAAGATTTGGTTCTTTGGGTTCTGCTATCTTTGACGCTTTCAAAAATGCTAAAGAAACAATCGAGAAAATTGCTCGTAAAGAATTAACTCAAACCACTCTTGAAGTAAAAGCTGCTGGAACAATGACTATCACTGGTAACTACTCAGGTGGTCAAGTTGCTTTATCAGATTTAGAGCAAGGCGTTACTCGTATTGTTAGACGTCGACCTTTCATGCGACAAGTAACTAACACTGCTGGAACGACTTCAAAATATGTTGTTTACGTTGAGCAAAAGAATCCTGATCCAGGTGTTGCTGGTATGGTTGCTGAAGGTACTGCTAAACCTCAAACTGACTTTGACTTGGTTGAAGTATCAAAAGAGGTTAAGAAAATTGCTACTTACATCAAAGTATCAAAAGAAATGTTGGCTGACCTTTCATTTATGCAAGGAGAAATTAACTCTGAATTAATGGAGTTGGTTGAATTAAAACTTGATGAGCAAATATTATTAGGTGACGGTACTGGTTCTAACTTAGAAGGTATTGACTTAAATGCTGTAGCATGGGCCGCTGGTACATTTGCAGCGTCAATCCCTAGTGCTAATACTTCAGACGTACTAAGAGTAGCTATTGCACAAATTGCACAAGCTAATTTTGAAGCAAATGGTATCTTGTTAAACCCTGCTGATGCAGCAGCGTTACAATTAACCAAGTCATCGACTGGTGAGTACACTTATCCAGTATATGAGCCACAAGCTGACGGAACAATTAGAATCAAAGGTGTTCCAGTATTTGAGAACAACTTGGTTCCAGCTGGAGATTTTTACGTTGGAGATTGGAGTAAATCTAATTTAAGAATTCGTGAAAACATGAACATTCAAGTAGGTTATGTGAATGATGACTTTACTAACAACTTGGTGACTATTTTGGCTGAAATGAGAGCCGTACATTATGTAAAATCTAACCACTACGGAGCTTTCGTAAAAGGTGATTTTGCTACTGCTATTGCCGCACTTGTTACTCCATAATTTAAACTAAATAGGGGAGGGTTTCGGCTCTCCCTTTTTAAAACTTAAAACAATGGCTAAAAAGAAAACTCAAAAAGTAAAAGAGGAAACCAAAGTAGAAGTTAAGATTGATTTAGACCATAGCAAAACTTATACAATAGTTGCTTTATCTAGTCCTCACTTAATAGACGGAAAAGAGTACAAAGTAACTGGTGAAATAGCTGAAATATTAATAGAGAAAGGAATAGCTAAATTAAAGTAAAATGATTGTAACAACTAGCGATTTTCAAGGCAAATATTCACTATCTCAGGGAATGTACAATACTCCAGACTATCAATACTATATTGATAAATACGAACCTAAATATTTAAAAGAATTATTAGGAATAGATTTATACGAGGAGTTTAATGCAGATTTAATTTTAGGTGGTGGAGTACCAACTGACCCTAGATTTATAGTAATATTTGACCCTTTAGACTTCCAATGGAATAATGGAAACTTTACAAGTGAGGGAATGAAACAAATGCTAGTAGGTTTAATCTACTTTGAGATAGTTAGAGATTTTGAAAATCAAATGACACCAATAGGGAACGTAAACCCAAAAGGTGAAAATTCAGACAAAGTTAGGTCGTATAACTCAACAATGTGGAATAGATACAATGAGGGAATTATTTCCTATCGTGCTATTCAATGTTACATTTTAAAAGAGAGGAACGATTATAACTTATTTAACGGTAAAAACAAGCTTTACGCTACATGGCTTTAAACGAAGAAATATCTGAAATAATAGAGGACGTCGTAGGTCGTATTGATACAAAAATAACTGGGACTTCACAAATAGATATTAATAAAGTTGCTTTTTGCTCAACAAAGTGGGCAAGGAAAGACAAATCAATACTAGACGTATCTGACAATCCTTTTAAAATTACAGAAATAGATTATGATGTTAGCATAACTGCTCAACCAGAAATGGCTGGGTTAAATTTCGTTCCTCAAACGTACTATTTACCTAACCCTTATTTTATAGGGGGTACTAAAATAGCCACGAACAATGAATGGACTATTGCTACAAATGATCTAAGTTTAAAAACGCCAATTGTGTGGCTACTTGAAACAATAAACGAAAGGCAATTTGGTAAAGAAGATGCTCGACTGTTTGAAAGTGAGTTAAGAATATTTTTTCTAGATGAAACAAATGTTACGGACTTCTACTCAAAAGATCACAGACGAGAGGTAGTTTACCCAATGAAGCAACTTGGTTTAGAGTTTTTAAAAGTCATTAAGAATGACAGAAGTTTTAAAACAATAGAGGACTATAGCTTTATTTTGTTTTCACGCTTTGGCGTTGAGCAAGAACAAGGAATGTTCCAAAATGTTTTAGATGCTAATTTGTCAGGGGTTGAATTGCGGTTTACCTTGACAAAGTATAAAGAAAACTGCAAATGTTAAAATTCTAAAAATAAAATAAAATGATAGGATGTGATTGTAATGCTGGATTATCCAATACTGGTAGACCAGCTTGCGTACCAATTCAGTCAGTAACTTCTTCTTTAATAGTTGTTCCTTTGACTGCTAATGATGGTACTAAAAACGGAATAGATTTAAACTCTCCACTACCAACTTGGAGTGATTTAATCAACGAAGCAGATGCTTCAAAAAGATGGTTTCCACTACCAGCTTTCGAAAATGTAGAATTGCCAAAAGCAGATAGCCAATTTGAAGAAGCAAACAGTGGTAGACTGGCGTTTTTACGTCAAGGAAAAAGAAGCTTCTCAGGTGAGCTTTGGGCTGAGGATAGCACACCAACTTTCTTAGGAAAATTGACTAAGTCTAGATGCGTTGACTTTGGTATCTATATTGTTGACGTAAATGGTAACTTAATAGGTTCTGAGATTGATGGTTATTTATACCCTATACCAGTTGATAATCCAAGCTGGGACCCAAGATTTATGTTTGCTACTGATACAACAGTTCAAAAAATCATGTTAGGTTTTGACTTTGACAGATTATTTGATGAGTCAACTATGTATATGATTACTCCAGAAGAAGCAAGCCAAAACTTCAATGATCTTGACGGTTTAATTGACGTTAACTTGACTAATTTATCATCAAGCGGTACTTTTGATGATATTATTTTTGATGCTAAATTTGATTACGGAACTGCTCTTAACAAATTAATCTACACTGGAGCAACAGCTTTAACTGACTGGAACTTGTATATCAATGGAGCTTCAATAGGTAACCCAACTGGCGTAACTGAAAACCCTGACGGAACTTATACTTTAACTTTTGCGGCTCAATTGAGTGGTGACGTTTTAAAAGTGGAAGTTGCTAAAACTGGTTTTGACGGTGAAGCTGAATTTACATTATAATGAAAATTATACAAATAGGTAAAACTTCGTTTAGTGTAGATTATTTGCAGAGTGTCACGCTTACTGAGGCAAAAGCTCATTATAAGTTATTTGATGAGAGAATAGTTAAGGAGGCGTATTACAAAGCAAACCCAAAACGGAAAAGAAAGAAAGATTAAACTTTTCATCTGTTCAACAAATAGGGAGTAGCTTTAGGGTTGCTCCTTATTTTTTTACTAAAAAATTTGTATTTATTTACTATTTTTGTTATATGGTTAGCTTAATGGAGACAGCAATAGGGGAAAGATTACTAAAAGTTAGAGCTTTAAGTGACGCTGTTGCTTGGTATGATGTTAATATAAGACCCTCAAACAAGCGGTTTTTAATGGACTTAATTAGAATTAAACAATTAAGAACTCAACAAATTGCTGGTGATGGTGATATTATTGGCACTTATTCAATGACAACTCAACAAATAGCAAAAGAAAACCCACCAGCAAGCGGACGTCCTAAAATAGCTGGACAACCTTACAACTTAGAATGGAGTGGAGATTTTTTTAGGCAAATGTTTGTGGTAGTTTTAAATGATAGTTTAGTTGTTGAAAGTAACTCTAGTAGCTTTACTGAAATGCAAGCACAAGACTGGTGGAAAGATGAAATAATGACGTTGACAGATGAGAATTTACAAATTTATATTAACTGGATTAAAAAGGATTATATCGCCTACGTCCGCAAGACGTTACAACTCGATTGATAGTTTACCCTTATACAACTGGCAAAAGTGTGTAAATGGTAGCTTAAAATACGTTAGAACGATAGTAAAAGAAGAAGATGAAGACAATAAAGAAGATGAAAAGGTTTTTGAAAAGATATATGATGAGTATATCAAGAGATTTGGCATGGGAAAGCTTTACGAGAAATGGCTTAAAATAATGAAGAAAAAAGCTATTATGGAATGTGATTTTGTAATAACTAAAGAAAAATTTAAACTTACTGAAATACAAATTGAAGAAGCTAAACTAAAAGGGATGCTAGATAACAAAGGTGAGGGAACAAGTATAGAAACAAGTTTAATATATCTGGGTCAATGGTTAGGATATAGATTAAACATAAAAGAGGTAACAACTTTAGAATATTTTAACTTATTAGAAGAATATGGCAAAGCAAATAAGAAAAAGTGATATATCAGAAGCTGATTTATTTGGTGATATTAAAAAAAGTGCTGAACGAAGTATTAACGTACTAAAAAAACTTGACCAGTCATTAAAAAATACTGCTGAAAGTATTAAAAAAATCGTTCAAAGTACAAAAGGGGCAAACCTAAATGAAATTAATAAGTTAAATAAAGCCTTTCAACAAAGTAATGAAGTTAAAAAACAAAGTGTTCAAATAAATACAGAAATAATTAACCAACAAAAAATTGCTAAACAAGCAGCTATTGAGGAAGAAAAACTGAAACAACAAAAGATTAAAACCCAGCAAGCTGAATTAAGACAAGCTAAACAACTTGAACAACAAAGGAGAAAAAATATTAAACAATTAAATGATGAAAGAAATGCTTATCAAAAGTTAGTTATAAAAACTAGGGACCAAAAGAATGAAAGTAAAAGGTTAGGAGCAAGATTGTTAGAACTAGAACAAGCTGGTAGAAAAAATTCCAAAGCATATCGTACTCTAGCAAGTGAATATCAAAGAGTAACAAGAGCCGCACAAAAAGGCGATAAACAACTAAAAAAGCTTGATAGAACAGTAGGAGACAACTTTAGAAATGTAGGTAACTATCGAAGTGCTTTAGGTAAATTACAAGGCGCTCTAGGAGCTTTAGGAGTTGCTTTTGGTTCAGCAATGATTGTTAGAAATGTAGCTGGAACAATGGCTGATTTTGATCAGTCAGTAGCAGATTTGTCAGCAATAAGCGGTAAAACAAAAGAAGAAATAAAAGGACTAACTGAACAAGCAAAAGAACTGGGAGCGACCACAAGATTTACAGCAAGTGAAATAGTTGGATTACAAATTGAACTTGCAAAGCTTGGTTTTGAACAAGATGAGATTAAAGATAGTACACAAGCAGTATCTAATTTTGCCGCCGCAACTGGAGCTGAGTTATCTGATGCCGCCGCCCTCGCTGGTAGTGCTTTAAGAGGTTTTAGATTAGAGGCAAGTGAAATGAATAGGGTTTCAAGTGTTTTGGCAGTATCAACAACCAAGTCAGCTCTTGACTTTGAGAAGTTACAAACCGCTCTTAGTAAAGTTTCACCAGTTGCTGCAGCTTTTGGTTTTTCAATAGAAGATACAACTGCTTTACTTGGTTCACTTGCTAATGCTGGTTTTGATGCCAGCACTATGGGAACAGCAACTCGAAAAATATTATTGAATTTGGCAGATGCTAATGGAGAGTTAGCTAAGGAACTAGGAAGACCGATTAGAAGTGCTGAGGATTTAGTTAAGGGGTTGAGAGAACTTGATGAAAGAGGTATTGACTTAGCTAGAAGTTTAGAGTTAACAGACGTTCGCTCAGTTACAGCGTTTCAAACCTTTTTAAAAGGTACTGATACAATACTAAAATTAAAAGACGGAATCACAGATGCTAACCAAGAACTTCAAGACATGGCAGACAAACGTCTTGATAGTGTAAATGGTCAGCTGGCTTTATTAAATAGTGCTTGGGAGGGTTATATTATTAATCTAACTGAAAGCACTGGGACAACCAGCACGCTTAAAGATATAATTGGTTTCTTAGCTCAAAACTTAGAAGCAATACTTGACACACTAGGTAAAGTAATTATAGCTTTCGTTAAATATAGAGTTGCTTTATTAGGTTTAAAAGCGGTTCAATTTTTATTTAATGGAGGACTTCAAACAATGTATAAAAATTTGCTTTTAGGGGTTAAGGGACTAAAAGGAATGGTAACTGGTACAAAGTCAGCGGCTGTGGGTATGAGAGCATTAGGAAAGGCAATGAACGCTGTCCCTTTACTTTTAATGATTTCTTTGGTTTATGATTTAGTTACTGCTTTTGTTGACTTAGGAGATGCCGCTGATGAAGCCGCTAAAAAGCAAAAACAATTACAAGATATAGAGGAGAAATCAGAAGAAATAACTTCAGAAGTAATTAAAAAACAAAACGAAGCTCACCAAGAAAGGCTAAGACAAATTGACATTGAAATAAGACAGAGAAAGGCGGCTGGTGAAGATGAAAAAAAGTTAGAGGAAGAAAGAATTAAAAGAGAAAAAGAAAGTATTAATATTGCTAAGAAAAATTTTAGAGTTTTAACAGCACAAGAAACACAAAAACAAGGTGCTTTAGATTTATCATATATTAGATTAAAAAGAATAAAAGATGAAACCGATTTATTAGCTAAAATAGAAAGAAGACGGAGGGAACATTTTGCGAATAGCGATTTGTACGATGCTTACTATCAAAGTCTGTCTGAAAACCCGAACTTTTGGGACGAAGACTCCTATGCATACCGGGATTGGCGCCAGCTTGTAGAACTCCAACTCATGTCACAAGGGGATTGGCGCTGAGAAGGCCCTGCTTTTGTTGCATAAAATCAAAGCTGACTTTCGCCAAATTTCTTTGCGCTGTTTACCTTTAGATAG